GATCTGATCGAGTAGCAGCAAATCGCAGCACGCCGGCCTCCTGTTCGGGGGCCGGCGCTCACCATCTTCTCAGGAGAACCTGCAAATGAAACGCTTTTCGATTCACCTCGCAGTCACCGTAGCCCTGGTGTGCGCGGGCGCGGCAATGGCGGCCGGCGGCTATCTCAGCCTGGACGCGCTCGCCTTCGCGCCTGCCATCGGGGCGCTGGGCATGTTGAACGTCAACCAGAAGGGCTCAGACATCGCCGCGCTCTGCGCCGCCATCAACCCTGTGTCGCAAGGCGTAGGGGCGGTCTCGAGCGGCTGGGTCGCCGCGAAGGACTTCCATCGCTTCCTCGCGATGATCACCGCCGGAGTTCTGGGCGCGGCCGCGACCCTGGACTTCAAGATCCAGCAGGCGAGCGATGCGGGCGGAACCGGCGTGAAGGATCTCGTGCCGGCCAAGGCGATCACCCAGCTGGTCAAGGCGACCGATGACAACAAGGTCGCGGAGATCAACTTCTCGGCCGCCGACCTGGATCTCGACAACGCTTTTACCCACGTCCGCATGACGGCGACGGTGGGCGCGGCCGCGTCGCTGATCACCGCGCACCTGCTCGGAATCGGGCCGAGGTACGCGCCGGCGTCCGACACGGATGCCGCGGCTGTCAAGGAGATCGTATAGCCGACCGGGCTAGAACGATCTGGACCCGGCGCGGAGATCCCGCGCCGGGGTTTTCCCACCGCAGCAAGATTGCAGGGGCCACCCCATGAAAAAGATCGAGTTCAACCGCACCGTCTTTCGCGACGGCGTGCTGGAGTACGAGCAGGGCAAGCAGTACGACGTGACCGCCGAAACGAAGCGTGAAGTGCGTCGCGGCCATGCCGCCGAGGTCGAGGTCGCGGAGCGTGAGCTGGCACACGTCGAAGGCCCGGCCGCAAAGCGTTCAAAGAAAAAGCAGTAGTCATCCTCGGAGGGTCAAGCCATGACGAAACCGACCAAGCAAGCGCGCAAGGTCGCCCTGATCAACGTGCACGAGCACAAGCGCGAGGATTACAGCGCCTACTGGAACATCAGCGTCCTGGGCGACGACGAGGAGGGCTACCGCTGGGAAGCGAAGCTGATGGCCTACGAGCCGGTGGGATGGGACTGGAAGGGCAAGACCACCAAGACGCGGCCGGAGGCGCCGTGGCCCGTGTATCCGGGCGATGTGCCCGTGCGCCAGGCGCAGTACCTCAAGATGACGCCGGACGAGCAGGCGCAGGTGTGTGCGCAGCAGGAAGCGCGCCGCGCCGAGTGCGCGCGGATCTTCGAGGCGCATCCGAAACCGGTCTGTCTCATCGAAGAGGCGGTCGGCGCCGTGGTGGCCTCGGACGTGGCGAAGAAGGTGCGCGACGAGATTGCGGCGTCCTCCGCGACGGACGAGGACAAGGCCACGGCGCTCGGGCGCGCGATGCGCGACATCGCGGACACCGCCGCGCAGAAGTGGGTCGCGGCGCGCATCGGCAAGTTCAAGCGCAAGGCCGGCAGCCAGGCCGGCTACGCGCTCGCGTTCGGGCCGTTCGGGCTGGCGCTGTGGACGCTCGAGCAGATGCTGCGCGACCTGGCGCGCCTCCTCCTCGCGCCGCTCTTGATGGCGCTCGGCTACAGCGCCACGGCGCGCAACAACCAGCTCAGCGCGCTGCGCGATCTCATCGACGGCGGGGCGGGCGCGGGGCTGCTGCGTATCTATGACGGCTCGCGGCCGGCGACCTGCGGCACCGCGACCACGCTCGGCGCCGAGCTGACATTGAGCGACCCCTGCGCCGGCGCGCCCTCGGCGGGTGTGCTGACGTTAAGCGCGATCACCCCTGACGCGAGCGCGAACGCCTCCATCACTGCGACCTGGCACCGCTTCGTCGATTCGACCGGGACGTGCGTGGTCGATGGCAACTGCGGCACGAGCGGCTCGGATCTGAACCTGAACACCACGACGATCGCCGCTGGAGTCCAGGTGTCGGTGACGAGCTACACGATCACCGGAGGGAACGCGTAGTAGATCGACATCGCGGGATCGGCGAGCGCGACCTCAGGCGCCAGCGATTTTACTAGCCCCATGAATCGCAGGCCAGTTTCCAGCCCCAACATGCCGCGCGCCCTTGAAAAGATCAAGGCGTCGATTCGCGCCGCTCATGCTCTTGGGCGCGTCTTGGAAAAGAACTGGATGCCGCTTCGCCCCGAGGGCATGAGGCATGACCGCGTGCTGAGGAAGTTCCGGAGAAAATAGATGAGCGCGCCCGTCCCCGTCGGAGCAACCAAGTCCGGCACGACCGGGACGACGACCTGCACGGCGACGATTCACGCCAGCGTGCAGGCGGGCGATGATCTGTATTGCCAGGTTCCCGTCAACGAGAACGCGAGCAATGCCGTTCAGATCACCGTCACGGACGATGACGCCGGTGGAAATACCTGGACGCAGTTGCTGCGCGGCACGAACGGCAACTCGTTTTTATTCTGGAAGAAGGCGACCTCCGGCAGCGCTGGCAAAACGGTCACGGTAGCGAACGCCGAGAACTCGGTGTGCAGCATGATCGTGGCATACCGGGGCGGCGCTGCGGGCGACCCGACCACGAACCTGAGCTTCGAGGACAACGCCTCGGGCAACGAGACGCACGCCGGGTTCACGCCGGATTTCGCAGATTCAATGATCTGCCTGGCGGTGTTCAACTACGTCAACGACCTGACCGTTGCCACCGAGGCGTGCACAGATCCAGGCGCGTTGACTGAACCAATCGCCGACGCGACGAGCACTGGCGGCGCGGACTGTGCAACTGCTCATGCGGCGGCCGCGCAAAGCGGCGGGCCGACCGCGACGGGCAATTTCACTTGGGCGCAGACGAACGCGGCCTCGCAGTCGATGGTGTGGGCGATCAAGCCCGCTGTCGCTGGTGGCGATGTCACCGGCACAGGCGCGCCTACCGAGGCGCCCGACACCGCAGCCGCCTCCGGCACGGTCACCGTCACCGGCAGCGCAGCACCCGGGGAGGCGCTCGACACCAGCGCTGGCTCGGGCCTGGTCATCATCACCGGCAGCGCGGCGCCTGCTGAAGCGGATGACACGCCAGCCGCATCCGGCCTAGTCTCGGTCGTCGGCAATGCGGCACCAGTCGAGGCGGCCGATACCGCCGCCGCCAGCGGCGCCCTCGCGGTCATCGGTTCTGCGTCACCGGCGGAAGCCGACGACACGGCGGACGGCGTCGGCAGCATCCCGATCGATGTCACCGGTTCCGCCGCGCCGGCGGAAGCCGACGACGCCGCGAGCGGCGCCGGGCTGGTGCTGCAGAACGTCACCGGCGCGGCCGCGCCGAGCGAGGCGAACGACACCGCGGCTGGCGCTGGCCTCGTCCAGGTCATCGGCGCGAGCGCCGCCAGCGAAGGCGCCGACACCGCGCTCGCGAGCGGCCTGGTCATCGTCACCGGTTCCGCCACGCCGGCGGAAGCCGACGATACGGCGGACGGCGTCGGCACGGTGCTGCAGAACATCACCGGCAGCGCAGCGGTTGCCGAGCAGAACGACGCCGCCAGCGCCTCGGGCGTCGTCGCGCAGCACGTCACCGGCGACGGCGCCGCGGCGGAAGCCGATGACATTGCCGTCGCCTCCGGCACGGTCACCGTCACCGGCAGCGCGGCGGCGATCGAGGAGAACGATGCCGCATCTGGGATCGTGGTCGTTTCGGACGCCGGGACGGTCGGAAGGATCACGGCGTCGGACAGCGTGTTAACCACCGTCACGGTTGCGGATGTTGGTCTTGGGGCCTCTGCTTCCGATCGAGGGCTCGGCGGGGCAACGATCGCAGACGACGATTTGACGGTCTTGGCTGGCGGCGATGCGCCGCTCACGGGGATTACGGCGAGGGACGAATGACGATCAACGTCTACCAGAAGGGCGACTTGGTGCGTATCTCCGGCACGTTCCGTGATCTCGCCGGCGCGCCGATCGATCCTGGCACCGTCGCGCTGAAGGTTGCGAAGCCATCGGGAGCGACCACGTACACCTTCGCCTTGGGCACGGTGATAAAGGACTCGGTCGGTAACTATCACGTCGACGTGAGCATCACCGAGGCCGGGCAGTGGAGCTATCGCTGGGAATCGACAGGCGCCGGACAAGCGGCAGAGCAAGGGCAATTCACAGTGGAACCGAGCGGATTCGCATGAGCGGACTGAAACTGATCACGGCACCAGCCGAGGAACCGATCTCAATCGCGGAGGCGAAGGGCCACCTCCGCGAGACGAGCACCGGGCAAGACGCGCTGATCCAGGGGCTGATCATCGCCGCACGCGAGTACGCGGAGACCTATACGCGCCGGCGTTTCATCACGCAGACGTGGGAACTGCTGAGAGATTGCTTCCCGGCGTTCGGGATCGAAATGCCGAATGCGCCCTTGCTATCGGTGGTGTCGATCACGTATCTGGACACCGCGGGGCAGGCGCAGGTTCTGGACCCGAGCGCCTATCTGGTGGACATCAAAACGGTGCCCGGCAGGATCTCGCCGGCCTACGGCGAGGTATGGCCGCCAACTATCGCGCAAATGAACGCGGTGACGATTCAATTCACCGCCGGCTACGGTGCTGCGGCGGCCGTGCCGCAGGGCATCAAGGCCGCGCTCCAGATCCTGATCCAGTACTTCGAGCAGCGCGACGCGAACGCGGCCCTGCTGCAGGCCGCGGAGCGGGTGCTGGCGCCGTATCGCGTCGTGAGGTTCTGATGCAGGTCGGCAAGCTCGATCGCGAGATCACGCTCGAGTTCAAGACCGCCGGGCAGAGCGGCTCGGGCGAGCCGACGGAAGTATGGGGTCAACCGGCCGTCGTCTGGGCGGCGGTGCGGCCGCTCTCCGGGGGCGAGTATTACGCCGCGCTCGGCGCGCAGATCGTGGCCGAGGAGACGCTCGTCTTTCGGATTCGCTTTCGCACAGATGTGCGGCCTGGCACGGCGAGGATTCAGTACGAGGCGCGCACCTACAACATTCGGCGCGTCGCGCAAGTCGGGCGGCGCGACGGCCTCGACATCTTCGCGGACACGGTAACTGCATGAGCTACGAATACGTGCACGGCGTCGAGGAGGAGCTGAAGAAGCTGCTCGACTTCCCGGTGCAGGTCGAGAAGAAGATCGTGCGCGGCGCCGTGCGCGCGGCCGCGCAAGTGGTGCGCAAGGCTGCCATGCTGCGCGCGCCGGTGGGCGCCGGCATCAGTCACAAGGGCGCGTCGGCCTCTCTGCGCGACACGATCCGCGTCTCGACCGGCATCCGGGGCAAGATCGTGAAGGCCGCGGTGCGCGTTGGCGACCGCAAGAAGGGCGTGTTCTACGCGCACATGGTGATCGGCGGCACCAAGCCGCACATCATCAAGGCGCGAGTGCATGGCGCGCTGGGCTTTGGCGGCATCGTGCGCCAGGTCGTGCAGCACCCAGGTGCGCGCGCCCAGCCGTTTCTGGCCGAGGCGGACGCCGCGTCGCGGGATGAGGCCCTGCGTTCCGCTTTCGACTATGCCGATCAGCATTTGCGGGCGATCATCGTCGCGCAAGGGAACAAGCCGTGATCGCCGGCGACATCCTCAAGACCAGGCTCGGCCAAGTCGCTGGCGTCACCAACATCATCGGCGCGCCGCCGAATGATCGGGTGCATAAGTTCTGGGTGCCGCAGAACCCGGTCTACCCGGCGATCGCCTACAAGCAGCTCGCGGCGCGGCGCCTGAAGGGCACCTACAGCGACCCCGGCTATGCCGTGGTGACTGTGCAGGTGATCTGCCTGGCGAAGACTGCCGACGCCGCCGACGCGCTGCATGAGCAGGTTCGGCTCGCGATCGAGCGCTTCGGCAGCAGCCAGCCGGCCGGCATCCCGTTCGCGGGCGCGACGCTCTACGACATCGTGATGGGCTCGAGCGCCGACGGCTACGACCCCGAGGCCGAGGCCTTCTTCGTCACGACCGATTGGAATGTCGAACACCTGGAGACCACGCCATGAAAGCGAAAACCAAGCCGCAAGCGCCGCAGGAAACCGATCACGCCGCCACGCACGCCGACGAGTTCGCCGGGCAGGGAGGCTCCTACGTCATCAAGGACGGCAAGCGCGTGCTCGTCGAGCGCACGATGCCAGCCGAGGAAGCGAACCCCGCCGGCGCCGGTCGCGCCGACTCCGAGTAACGAGGAATCATCATGGCCATCCGTCTCAAGAAGCGCAGCGCGCTGCTCGCCAAAATCGAAGCCGTCTATGGCACGGACCCGGTTCCGGTCGGCGCCACGGACGCGATGTACGTCTACGATCTCGCCATCACGCCGATGGAGCTCGTCGCGGCCGGGCGCATGCCGGTGCGGCCCTTCTTCGGTGCCGACTCGCCCGCGATCGGCGGCACGCCGGTCAAGGTGACGTTCGCAGTCCCGATTGCTGGCTCGGGAGCGGCGGGCACCGCGGCGCCCTATGGGTCGCTGATGCGCGCCTGCGCACGCAGCCAGACGGTGAACGCTGGGGTCGACGTGATCTATCCGCTTGTTTCGAGCGCCTTCGATTCGGTCACGCTCTACGTCAACCGCGACGGCGTGCTGCACAAGGTCACCGGCGTGCGCGGCTCGGTCTCGGTCGAGTTCTCGCACAACGCGATTCCGCTCTACAAGTTCAGCTTCACCGGGATCTACAACGCGCCCACCGATGTCGCGCTCCCCGCGCTCACCTTCGGCGCGACCTGGGTGAAGCCGCTCGTGCAGAACAAGGTCAACACGACCTTCACGCTGCACGGGGTCACGGCGGTGCTCTCGAAGCTGGACTACGACACCGGCGTCGAGGTGAACTGGAAGGACTACGTCAACGGCGTGGAGGAGGCGCGGGTCACCGGCCGCGCGGCGCCGATCAAGGGCAGCGTCAGCGTGCAGGCCGACACGATCGCGTCGAAGGATTGGTTCACGGTCGCCAAGGCCGGGACGCTGGCCGCGCTCGCCCTGGTGCATGGCACGACCGCCGGCAACAAGTGGAAGCTCGACGCGGCGAACGTACTGATCTCGAACCCCTCGGAGGAGGAGGAGGACGGCATCGTCATGTACAAGCTCGGCCTCGAATTCTTCCCCACCGGCGCGGGCAACGACGAGATCGTCGAGCGCATCCTGTAGCACCCACGAAGGAGGAGAGCATGGCGTTCACCATCAAGAAGCGAGAGAGCTACCGCTGGACGATCGAGCACGCGCTGGAAAAGCGCGAGGGCAAGCTCGAGTCCGTCACCTTCGACGCCGAGTTCAAGGCGCTGCCGCAGAAAAAGATCGAGCAGCTGATGGAGCAGGCGCGCGGCATGCAGATCGACGACATGGCGTTCCTCGACGAGATCCTCGTCGGCTGGCATGGCCTGGACGATGCCCGCGGCGAGCAGGCCGAGGCCTTCCCCTTCAGCCGGGAGAACGTGCGCGCGCTCCTCGAAATGTATCCGGGCATGGGTGCGTCGCTCTCCAAGGCCTGGACCGACTCGGTGCTTGGCTGGGCCGCCACAAGAAAAAACTGATCGAGGTCGCGGTGTGGTGGGCAAAGCTGCCGACTGCTGGCGGCGAGCCCGTCGATACCGTGGCCGAGGACATGGCGCGGCTCGGCTTCAAGGACTTCCAGCCGCCGGCGTGGATGCTCGAGCAGGAGGACGCAGCGGCGGAGGAGTGCGGCGTGCTCGCGGAAAACTGGCAGGCGGTGACCGCCTTCCTCGCGTGCGGCACTCAGTGGCGAGTCAGCCGCGAGGGCGTGAACATCGGGCTGCGCTATGAGGGCGTGGACATCGTTCTGCGCCACCGAGGGATCGAGGATCTCGCCGACGCTTTCTGGCGCGTGCAGGTGATGGAGCGCGCCGCGCTGGCCGAGTTCGCGAAGACAGCGCGCCGAAAGACCTGACCGGGACCTCTGATCAATGGCAATCACCTACAGCATCGAGTTCGCGGCTGCCATTGCGCGGCTCGAGGAGGGCACCAAGCAGGGCGCGCGCCACGTCAAGCGCATGGCCGACGAGATGGAGGGCGCGGCGAACTTCGCGCGCAACGCTCTGCTCGGCCTCGCCGGCGCGCTCGGCGTGGGCTCCTTCGTCGGGGCGATCAAGAGCGCGTCTGAAGCCGCTGACGCGGCGGCGAAGATGGGCGACCGTTTCGGGATCGCCACCGAGAAGATGATCGGCATGCAGCACGCCGGCGCGCTCGCTGGCGTGAGCAACGAGGCGCTCGCGACCAGCCTGCAGAAGATGGCGAAGTCCGGCATCGAGGCCGCACGGGGCGGCGAGGAAGCGGGCAAGGCCTACGGCATGCTCGGCATCAAGGCCGGCGAGTTCGTGAAGCTCCCGATGGATCAGCAGATGTCGATGATCATCGACAAGCTGGGCAAGGTCGAGAACGTCACGCTGCGCAATGCGCTTGCGAACGAGGTGCTGGGCAAGGGCTACGGCGCCGTCATGGGCCTGGTTGCGGAGGGGTCGGAAGCCTTCGCCAAGGCGGCCGCGGACGCGCAGGAGTGGGGCCTCGCCATCAACCGGGTCGACGCCGCGAAGCTCGAAATGGCGAACGACGCGATCAAGCGCGCGCACGCCGCAGCGCAGGGGCTGTTCACCACCATCGCGATCTACGTGTCGCCGGCGGTGAAGGCGCTGGCCGACTACTTCGCGGACGCCTCCGCCGAGGCGCATGGCTTCAAGAATGAGGCGGGCGAGGCGGCCGAGGTCGTGATCACCGGGATCGGCTACGCGATCAACGTGGTGCAGGGCCTGCGCTTCGCCTATGTCGGGGTGAAGCTCGTCATTGCCGAAGTGCTCGCCCTAGCGGCGGAGGGCTTCGCGTTTTTTGCCGATAACGCCAGCTTTTTCAGCAAGGCGTTGACGGCCCTGCCTGGGCCGCTTGGCCTCCTGGGGCGCGCTTTCGCCACGATGGCCGGATTGGGCAAGAACGAGTTTCGGATGCTGGCCGAGTCCACGGCGGAGAACGCCAGCAGGATCAAGGAGGAACTCGACGCGATCGCGCTCGAAGGCCTGCCGGCGGACAAGATCATCGAGAAGGTGCGCCTGATCCGCGCAGCGATGGAGAAGGAAGCCGTCGAGATCGCGCGCCGTCGCCAGGCGATGATGAAGGGATCCGGCGAGGACATCGAGGAGGACAAGAAGCCCGAGAAAAAGGGCGCACGCGACGACTGGCGAAAACGCCTCGCCGAGCGCTTCGAGCGGCTGCGCGAGGAGAACATGGGCGAGCAGGAGCTGCTCGCCGAAAAGCTGCGCGAAAAGAACGTGCTGCTGCAGGAGGCCCTGGAAGCCGGACTACTCACCGAGGAAACCGCCGCCGCTCAAAGCGCACTGATCCAGAAGAAATACGCCGAGGCGAAGACCAAGATCGAGGACGAGGAGATCAAGAAGCGCTACGGCATCGCGCACGTCTACCGGCGGCTCGATCTCGACTCGGCCAGCGCCTTCGCGGGCGCGATGGGCACGATGATGGAGTCGAA